CTAGAAAATCTGCATAAGGGGGAGAAATCCCCCACCTGTAATAACATAACTACTAAAATTAACACCTTGTTCGCACAACTCCTCCACCAGCACGACAAGATGCCGCACACTGCGCCCCAGCCGATCCAGCTTCCAGACAACCAGAGTGTCACCTGCCGATAATGTCCTGAGCAGTTTTTTCAGTCCCGGCCTTTCGGACTTTGTACCGCTTATCTTGTCTTCAAAAAACAGCTCGCATCCTGCACAGTTCAGCGCATTACGTTGTAGATCTGTGTTCTGGTCATTTGTTGACACACGTACATAGCCAATAAGCATGGTAGATCTCCCTGACAAAAGCAGGAATGATGCCATTTGCTCGTTATTTCTGCATTTTCATAAACGTTGGTTTGGGAGAAGCGGCAAAACGGGGGGTGGGAACAGGGGAAAATCAGATACCGGACATGGCTTCATTTAGTGGGGTGAGGGATTATTACGGAAAACAACTTTTGCCAGGAGGGTTGATACTTCAGTGGCTGACGATTCCATCAAGTGCAGCAGCCAAAGCTGTAACACTGAATAATGGTAATTATCAGCTGTCAGGGTATAAATGGCCCCAGTCATTTGGTGTCCTGTTTGCTGTGTTTGCTACAAAAGTTTCTGGCTCGACTAACGAAGCATATGCAATCTCAGTTAATCGTCACTCTACCGATGTAATTGTCACCTGGAATGCCCGTAAGGCTGATGATGTCCACATTTTAGGAATTGGGAAATTATGAAAATGAAATGGTCCCCATCTGTTCAGGGATTTTTCTCTGAAAATAACAGCGATATTCCCGATGATGCTTTCGATATTGAAGATGCTCTTTATTATGAACTTATGAATGGTCAGAGTACGGGGAAAATTATTATCAATAACCCGGATAACTACCCTGTACTTACTGAATATCCAGCGAAGACACAGGAACAGGAAATAGCTGAAGCGGAGGGAATGAAAAGTATACTTATTGAACAGGCCAACGAATACATGAACAGTAAGCAATGGCCTGGTAAAGCCGCTATTGGTCGTCTGAAAGGTGAGGAACTGGCGCAATATAATTTGTGGCTGGATTACCTGGACGCACTGGAACTGGTGGATACCTCCAGTGCCCCAGATATTGAATGGCCTACGCCTCCGGCAGTTCAGGCCAGATGACATCAGGCGCGGTGCTGGTATCTGTTGCCGCCACCGCGTCAATGTAATCCAGCACAGCGTTAAGCCGGTTTTTTTCTGCCTGCATCAGCTTCCGTCCGGCCTGTAATTTCAGCTGAATCAGACTAATGGAAGCCATTGCAGCATCAATCAGTGACTGGCGCTGTGCTTCTGCCGCTTCTACAGCGGCGCTATGCTGTGCCTCGGTATCCGTGACCCATTTCTCACCATCCCATTTATCGTATGGCGTTAACGGGACGATAGTGGTTGTATTTTCAGGGTAATCACCCGGAGCTGTGATTTCTTTTGATTCTCCCGTTTCGGTGTTATAGACAACTTCTCCGCGATGGTCTGGCACATATTCCCATGAGTTTAAATCTGCCGAACGGCAGATTGCATAACCAGCCTTATGTGTGCCAGGAGCATCTAAACAGGAATATGCAGGGATACCGACACCCACAGCAAGATATTCAGTTGATGTGGAAATATATTCCCGTGTTTCACCATCATAATTATAAACGGTAATATCTCCCGCCTTTGTGGTGATGAGTTCCTTATTTAATATAGCTTTATCCATCAGGCAGCCCTTACGATATAATTAAAAGCGATGTTACGAGGACGAGTTTCTGTACCTACATTTCCACTAATTTCGCCAAAACGTTTTACACTACGAGTACTAATAGCTCGTAGTGAGGAAGGTACCTTAATACCGGGTTCGTCTGTTTTAACTATTCCCCCGTCACCGTATGTAGCCAGTATTCCTGGGTTTACGCCTTCCCGTGCACTTCCTGCGGCGAGTCCGCCCCCTGTCCATAATTCCATATAGTGTGCATGGTCCAAAATTGTGTGTGGCTGCCAATTAAGCAAAGCGCGACCAGTATCAATCCCGCGACCGTCATCCCAGCCACGAATAAATTCACCGCGTAAATCAGGCAATTTATTGGTCGGGTAAGCCTTTGCCAGTTCCGGGTATTCTTCAGCAGAAAAAGCCGCACCATTGCATTTCAGCCAGCCTGTTGGCGGTGTGGCTGAAGGCCACGGAACAGGTACACCAACGGGTAACGCTGAGCCTTCTCCCAAACCAAGGTTTTCGAGAGCCGTTTTCACCGTGCCATCCGATTTGATATCGCCAAACGGATTCTTGCGGCTCAGGTATTCAACAGCAAACCCCGATCCCAGCAATTCAACAAAACCGGGCAGATCACCATTATCAAGCACATCCCGTTGCGTTTTATCACTTACAAACTGGGCCAGAGCTGCAGCAATAAAGCTGGCCTGCCGAATAACCTTATTGACTTGCGCACTGGAGGCTTTCCCTGCTGTAAATCCAGATAAAAGCGCGGGCAACGCTTCCCATTCCTCCTGCGATATAACATTGGCATTTCGATCCGTTGCAAACGCTTTAAAGTCATTTTTCGCCATCAGAGTAATACTCCCCATGCTCCTACATCAAAACCACTGATGAATTCGTTATCCATATCAAAACCAAAAAATTTTGAGCCTTCCGATGGGGTTTCCACCGAAGGTGTTTCAATGCCACCCGCCCATACCCCGGCGGCTTTTACTGTGAGATACCCCTGTTTAATTGCCGCAATTAACTCACGCGATACATCTGAAATATCAGTATCAGGAAAGACCCAGACCGATATCGTCATGTCCTGGTTATCGACTATCTGCATTCGCAGCCCGGATCCTGCTGTTGCCGCGTCAAGAATTGCCGGAAGCGAATCATTCCGTCCGTCCCAGTTATTAATCGCAATCTTCGCTTTAAGAATGACACGATAAGTTTCATCGCTGAGATACATGTATCCTGAATCAGGATCGTATGGTCCCTGCCATACCCCCTGATCATATCCAAGCCCGTCGGTATCCCAGCTGAAATAGACACCTGAGATAGGCTGGCTGACAACACGGCTACGTCCGATCCACAATCCAAGGATGTCAAGTTGCACACCAACCGCAGAGTCAATATCAAATGCACTAATCAGCCCTCTGGTGGCAGCCGCAACATCAATAAGTGGCCGGGTCATCAGATCAACATGCGCAAGAAATTTAGGTTTGGTGGCGTGGTAGTTCGTGATTAGTTCGGTGTATTTGCTCATGACTCCACCGTTATAACGATATTTTCCGGGGTACAGGACGCAGATTCGTTGTATCTGATATCAATGTTTGATGACGACAAAGCCCCCGGGGATTTCCCAATCGTCAGTTCCTGAATATCGTAATAGCGTGCATTCCCGCCACTCACCACGCCAAGATTCGCCGGTGAGTAAATGCGACTTAAAAGGACCGAATCACCAATCATCAGACTATTGATATAGTCGGAAATAGCCTGCTGGATCTGCTGCCCTATCTGTGAGGTATAACCCGTAAAAACTTTTAATTTGATCCGGGCATAAACAGGTACATCACTGGAACGCGAGAACTTGATTACATGGGGATTGCCGTATTTATCCGGAACCGTAACGGATGTTGTACCGTGAGTGGCTGTCCCCTGACCTTTATTCCCTCTGATAGCCTGAGCAATATCCGTCACATCACCGCCATCCACAATTACAGCAACAGAGTGTGGCGGTAACCCGTTACCGTCCTCCGAACCAGTATCGTTTTCATAGAGTTTGTGGCGGGTTACACCTGTAACATTAGAAACAGCACCATCCAGTGCTTCAAATGGGGTTATTGATGGCAACGCAACACTTTGCGACTGGCGGATACGTAACTCAGCGTCAGTTTCTGCCGGAGTGCCCACAGTGGCTGCAGCAGGATTGGTTACCGAAACCCAGCCACGGGTTGGCGTATTAATTTCAGTGATAGTTCCAGCCAGCGCCGCCACTGCACCACTGACGGAACATGTTGCGGTCACCATCACTGTACCATCCACGCCTACCACCACTGAAGCAGGCAAACGCCATATCACATTATTACTGTCTTTCACGCTGCCATTAATGATGGTTGTTCCGGCAGTTCCTGTAAGAAGCAAATCAACCGTAGAATTCGTCGCGCCTTTACGTGAAATACCATTTATTTTCACGTTACTGGTCAGTGCGGCTCCATAGCCGGTTGCTGGTGAAAAACAGTTATAGACAGTTATCGCCATATTATTGGCATCATGAATCGCCAGCGCCATCAGAGCCACCATCTGGCCGTCTTTACTGTCTGGTTCGAGGTAGGCATCACTGCCATAAATCTGCTGAAAATAGCTAATCAGGGTGCTGAGTATCGTCTGATAATCAGGCGCACTGATCCCCTCCGCGGTTACCTTTGCAGATAAACCGAGAGAATCAAGGTTCAGAGCCATTACGCCTCCGATGTAACAGTCGTTATTCCATAGAGAGTGTCGATTTCAGTGGAAAACCTGACACGTCGGGTCGTGGTATCCACCGTAGTATTGAAAGAGAGGATTGATTTAACGCCCCGCGTTTCGAGGATGCGCTTACGGATCGCCAAGTTGTAGGTTTCCGGCTTCTGCTTACCGAGTACGGACTGGATCCACGGAGTCCCCTCGGTGGTGTCGAGAAACCATTGCCCATACCACAATTCGAATCGCGTTTTTACCGCCTGCGCCACGGCCTCCGGTGAGTTAATCAGCCAGGTGTCATCACCGCTGCCAAAGGTGTAATCGCCATCGGCGTCTTCACGTCTGTATCGCATCAGTTTACTCCGTCGGTATTGCTTCCACCGCGCTGAACACCACCATGAGTGTGCGTATCATCGATTGGCTTGCCGTTAGCCTTCACGCTACCCAAAAACTCAACAGCACCAGTGATTTTTGAAGCCACACCAGAAACCACAGACCCCACCATGCCACCCATCCAGGTTAACAGGCCATGTATGGTTACTTTCTCAGAAAAATCAGCCAGAGGGGCAACCACATCAAGACCACCCGGAGCGACAATTTTAATTTTCCTGGTATCAGGATTAAGCTCAAAATAGGTGCTGCCGTCGTCACTACGCAACTGTGTGGCACTGGTATTAATACCGCTAATCTTCCTCGCCTGCGACTGGGGACCGACAATACAAAACGCATCCGATAAATCATGCATTCTGTCATCAACAGGCTCCTGTATCCCGCCGTTCTGCCACCAGAAATCAATACAACGATCGGCAAAAACGACAAGACACTCATCCCCGGCTTTTACCGGAAAAGTCAACGTACAGCCTCCGCCGCGCGGGAATACCACTGGCACATCCACCAGCAATGGGTAATTTTTGGTAATGCGGTTACCGTAGTTATCCTTTTCAACCGAACGGATAGCTGGCTGCACAACCGCCGTCACCGCGTCAGGATCGAATGACTGAATAATGCCAGGCAAGGGTAAGCGTAAACCGACCGCCGTATGTAGCCATTAGACAAGAATTGGTAACTTAGACGCCCATCTGACACAGACGGACATCTAAGTATGGAATTACAGGACTGGCGAAAAGAACCTCGTAAAAAGTATTCGAATGAATTCAAACTTCGTATGGTTGAACTGGCATCACAACCCGGTGCTTGTGTGGCTCAGATTGCACGAGAAAATGGCGTCAATGATAATGTTATTTTCAAATGGCTCAGACTCTGGCAAAACGAAGGGCGTATATCACGGCGTCTTCCGGTGACAACCACTTCTGACGCAGGCCTTGAATTATTACCTGTAGAGATAACGCCTGATGAGCCGAAAGAACCGATGGCTGCTCTTACTCCGCCCTTATCCACTCAGACTACTGTCAGTGCCAGCTCCTGCAAGGTGGAGTTCCGTCACGGTAACATGACGCTGGAAAATCCTTCACCAGAGCTGCTCACTGTATTGATTCGTGAACTGACCGGGAGGGGAAGATGATCTCACTCCCATCCGGTACCCGTATCTGGCTCGTTGCCGGGATAACCGATATGCGTAAGTCTTTCAACGGGCTGGGTGAACAGGTACAGCATGTGTTAAATGTTAATCCCTTCTCCGGTCACCTGTTTATCTTCCGTGGCCGACGGGGTGACACCGTTAAAATTCTTTGGGCTGATGCTGATGGTCTGTGCCTGTTCACCAAACGTCTGGAGGAAGGCCAGTTTATCTGGCCTGCGGTGCGTGACGGTAAGGTATCCATTACCCGCTCGCAACTGGCAATGCTCCTCGATAAGCTGGACTGGCGTCAGCCAAAAAACATCCCGCCTTAACGCCCTGACAATGTTGTAAAAAACGCCTGGCCGCATTATAAAAACGGCCATGAGTCAGAAATACCTCATTCGCATTGCAGAACTGGAAAGCCAGCTCCGTCAGAAAGACCAGCAACTGAGTCTGGTTGAAGAGACGGCGGCCTTCCTGCGCTCTGCACTGGCACGTGCCGAAGAAAAGATCGAAGAGGATGAACGGGAAATAGAACATCTGCGGGCTCAGATAGAAAAACTGCGCCGGATGCTGTTCGGTACCCGTTCTGAAAAACTGCGTCGTGAAGTTGAACAGGCTGAGGCCCTGCTGAAACAACGCGAACAGGACAGCGATCGTTGCAGTGGGCGGGAAGACGATCCACAGGTTCCCCGCCAGTTGCGACAGTCGCGCCATCGTCGTCCGTTACCGGCACACCTTCCCCGTGAAATACACCGTCTGGAGTCTGAAGAAAGCTGTTGCCCGGAGTGTGGCGGTGAGCTGGATTATCTGGGGGAAGTCAGTGCAGAACAACTGGAACTGGTGAGCAGCGCCCTGAAAGTGATCCGCACAGAACGGGTAAAAAAAGCCTGTACAAAATGTGACTGCATCGTTGAAGCACCGGCGCCGTCCCGCCCGATAGAGCGTGGTATCGCGGGCCCCGGATTACTTGCCCGCGTGTTAACGGGAAAATACTGCGAACACCTGCCACTGTATCGTCAGAGTGAAATCTTTGCCCGACAGGGTGTCGAACTGAGCCGTGCATTACTCTCCAACTGGGTTGACGCGTGCTGCCAGTTAATGACACCGCTGAATGATGCCCTGTACCGTTATGTGATGAATACCCGCAAGCTTCACACTGACGACACACCGGTAAAGGTACTGGCACCGGGCCTGAAAAAGACGAAAACAGGGCGCATCTGGACGTATGTCCGGGATGATCGCAATGCGGGTTCGTCATCTCCTCCGGCGGTCTGGTTCGCGTACTCACCGAACCGGCAGGGGAAACACCCGGAGCAACACCTCCGCCCCTTCCGGGGTATCCTGCAGGCGGATGCGTTCACAGGTTATGACAGGCTGTTCAGTGCAGAACGTGAAGGTGGTGCGCTGACAGAAGTTGCGTGCTGGGCCCATGCCCGGAGAAAAATCCACGATGTATACATCAGCAGCAAAAGTGCGACGGCAGAAGAAGCCCTGAAGCGAATCAGTGAACTGTACGCCATCGAGGATGAAATACGGGGATTACCAGAGTCAGAGCGTCTTGCAGTCAGACAGCAGCGAAGCAAAGCGTTAACTGACGTCGCTGCA